NTTCAAGGCTCTCGGTGATATTGGTCAGAATATTCTCATCAATCTTCACGCCATAATGAACGGACAGTCCAGCACCGATGAGAATTATCAACGCCCCGACAAACCGCCTGGATAGGTATGCTGGTCTGTCCTTGCCCGTGTGCTCTTTGTAGGCATTAGTGACATTCTGCAACAGACCTATCAGTGTTAGATACTTGAAAATCTTAGACATCTTTTCCTCCTTGAAAAAGTTTATTTAACCAATCACTTATCGTTCTATATATCTCAATCTTTCTCAATCCCTGTTCAATCCACCAGAATGGCGTCTTCCATCCTTTCCAATGGAAAAGCAAATCATCTAAACCGTAAAGCTCAAAGGCAACACCCAAAATTACTGCTATCACCGCTCTTTGCAGGTCGTGTCGGGCAAACTCAACCCCCGCCCATGCGAAAGACGCCATTCCGAAAAAGTAGCCGATATATGCGTGATGCAACTTTTTCCAGGTCATTTTTGCTCAGTCGGCTTGCTCAAATCGAAGAGCAACCCGAATCCCAGAGAAAATGAATCATTCCCTGCGACATCTTTGTAAGATACCTCTCCATACCACCGTGCACCGAATAGTTCCCAGAACATACCAACACCACCATCGAGGCTAAATGAATTCTTCGCTTCTGTTTCGGATTCAGAATTATGCGTCATACTCAGAGCGCCGAAAGCATATGGGTTGATTTTAGCCGACTCAATCGTTCGGCTCAGGAGCATCACATTCCCGCTGTAGTTTTCCACATCAACATCATTGTTTAAGTCTGCGAAGCTTGCCCGAAGTAAAATTTTGCTGTTCCAGTAGAGAGGCAACAATCCGCTTCCGGTGAAAAACCCACGGATGTCACCAGTCTTAAGCTGGTCTACAGTCCCGAACGCTCCTCCGCCAAGCATCGCATAACCGTTGTCCAACACTCCACCTTTGGATATTTTAGCCCCGATTGCCAGAAGCAGGATCGCCAGAAACAGTGCTATCTTTTTTAGCATCCTTTTTCACCTCCTTTTCAAAAATAACAGATAACATCTTCCGTCTCAGTTTTGTGTTATTCCTCACCCGATCCTTGTTGTGATACTTTTAGGATCAGTTCCACTTGGCTTATCTCTTCCTGCGTCAGCCCCAGCATCTTCCGAAGGAACACGTCCGGGGGAAGTATATCTTGCGCACCAATGGCCTCCACGTAGTCCTTAAGAGCTTTGGACCGTGCCGCCCCGACCTCGGCCGCCTCCTTGTCACTGACGACCAGGAGGTCTGGCCAGACGACGGTGTACCCGTCCTTCGGCTCGGGCAACACCCCCACCCCTGTGAGCCGATCGATTAACGGGCGCAGAATCACCAGCTCACAGTAGTCTTGGCGCCTCCCGTCAATGCTCTTAAGCCACGCCCTTTCATCTTGGCTTGATGCCAGCTCGCCCCGCTCGGATCCAAGGAGTATCCGTTTCGGGATGTCCAATGCACATGCGATGAGATCAATTTGTATGGCGACGTGATTCGACGGATCGGCAACCTGTGGCTTGAGTTCTTTTATGTCAATGCCCCGGAGGCGCAAATACCGTTTCAAGCCGTGCATATATTCTTCGATCTCGTCTTGCAGGTCAGTCAAATCTTGGCCCTGAATTGTGCGACCCTCCTCGGCTTTGAATCCCAGACCTGGGAACGCACCCCGCCAGAACATCTCGGCGGATCCCCCTGCAATCAGATCAAGATCCTGTAAGCGATTAAACACCGACTGAAGTCTGGGCATCCCCTCAACATTATTTTCCAAGAGATCCTCGGCGACATGAATGACCCGGCTCCAGTGAACCTTTCTGGACGATGTGCTTATTTTGGTTTCCCCGGTAGATTTCATATTAATCGTGTATTCTTTAGGCAATCCGTATCGTTCATTCTTTGGATCGTTTTCGTATGTGCTGATCTTAGCGTTGTCCTGGGCATAGGGCATGAGGTACAATAGCTTTTTCGCTGAGGATACTTCTTTTTCAAGCGAATTGCCATCGTCAAAACCCATCAGGAGGACCGCATAGGAGCCGATTGAAGCCAAGCGGTCGAGCCGGGAAAGGAAGTGGAATATCCGTTTCTCCTTCACCAAAGACACCCACGCTTTCTCAAATTCAGTCTCCTTCTCAACCGATTCGGTGATGCGTGGCTGTTCTCCCCAAGATGCAGATACGGGCTTGTTAATCGCCGCTCGGGACACATCCTGCCTTTTGTACTTCGCCACATAATCGTTGTAGGTCGGTTGCTTGGTATAGCCCAGCGCCGTATAGATATCCCGCTCATCGCCGAAAGATTTTCCGAGCCGTTGGGCGATACTTGCCCGTACCGCCAGTGCCGAAAGAGCCATAAGTGTCTGTTTGGCCTCATTCACCGTCATCGGCTTCCCTTTTATGCCCTTTTTAGTCGCTCGTGTTTTCGGCCCTGATTTCTTTTTGGTCTGAATCATTGCCTAATTTCCCTTATTGTTACCGCCCCCAAGTGCCGGCTGTTTTGAGTGATGTCAAAAGATGAAACGCCCCAGTGGCTGCGTCAATCTGATCCGAAACGCATTTGTCGGTTCCGTCGAAGTTCTCTGCTTCGCGAATGAACGCCTCATTCCAAGGTCCCCGGACGAGCTTAACATTACCCGCCTCGACCTGTGCGCTCAATGGTTTAGCCCTCATTCCTTTGGATTCCCGCACCGTATTGACGACAACATTGAATCCAGCCAAGTTTCGCACATGCACCTGAACCTCCGCTTTCCCTGCTTGACCCGGATCCTGTTCAAGCCCGACCCGGACTTTTCGTCCGTCCTGAGATGTAATATTTTTTATGGTGCTCTCGACTTCCAGAGGAGAACCCTGAAAACGGCTGACGTCGCTGATGTAATAAACTCCCCTTGCATCCTTTCCCATCCTAGCACCCGCCGTCCAAGAGCCTTTCACTTTCGGGCTAGGCTTCGCCTCGGTTGCGGCCCGATCCCAATAACGGATCTCATCCACTAAGGCTGATACGGCTTCAACGATCTCAAACCACTCCCGCCTGAAGAACATCCCCGCACTCTCCCGGACATTCCAGTTGCCCTCCAACAGTCGCTCCCTATCCACCCTCGACAGGGCCTGAAGATTAGCCAGATATTCTGGGTTCTGTTCTAACAGAATTCTGTTGTCGTATACTTTGCCGGGAATGAAGGTAAAAGATTTGGGAAGTGTCCGTTGTCCATACTGTTGAATCAGTTCATTCCTCGTAGCCGCCCAATAAACGATATCATTTAAAATCACGAACCAGCGGACAACACCAGACCGGGAATCAATCGGCAAACCGGTATCCTCGTCAATCCACCAGCGCATAAAATCTCGGAGCCAGTGATCCGGGTCCGGATTGCATGTTGCCCGGATATATGGATTGATGCCACAGAGCGAGCGGTTTCTTGAGAGCATATAAAAGAACATCTTCCAAGTGAAATGCTCAAGCTGGTCGAATCCGAGCAGTGTAATTTGAGCTCCATCCCACTCGTATCTGTTGTCTTCGTGTTGCATATGAGCAAACTTGATTTTGCATCCAGAGGGAAACACCCATTCCAAAGTAGACAGTTTGGGTTTGGCTCCACAATGCGGATAAATCTCGCTGGAGGTATCCCACAGTCCACCCTCATTGGTTATTTGTGGATACGTCCGACGAAAAATGACCGCACCAAAATGAGGGTTTTCGATATGACGGAGAGGTTCCATCAGGAGGGCATAGGACTTTCCAGCTCCGGCAGCACCTCCGTACACCGCTATGTCAGCCGATGTGCTGAGGAAAGCCTCTTGAAAACCCGGCTGGGGTCTTATCTTCTGAGCCGTTGCTATTGCTTCATTCATTTCCATCCACAGAGCCTCTATGGTCCTACTTGCGAGATTTCGCTTTGCGGTTTGTTTGCCGTCGCTTGTTATCTGGAAGATAAATTACAACACTTGTGGCCAACGGCTTCCCTTCTGGACCTGAGATTTCATGCTTTTCCTTGTATTTATCCCGATGAGCCTTGAGAATCAACCCAATACAGTAATCAGATTTCTTCCATACATGACCAACCACCCTACCCTGAAAATAAACCGGTTCTTTCACTCCTGTGAGTGCCCGACGCTTGGCTTCATCTTCGATCACATCCACTCCCAAATCAACCGCAACATCCCAGAGCTCTTTAAATTCCTCATCTTGGTTGCGCCGATTATAGAGGGCGGTTCGGGAAATATTCAAACTCTTGGCGGCGTCACATACGATTCCACCGTTGTTGGCGAGAAGGTGCAGGAATTTCTCTATAAGGTGTTGTGTCAACTTTGTTTTATTTGCCACGGCAATTTCACATAAACAAAAACCCCGATGCTGCCCCTATCAATCAGCACCGGGGTTCGTACGAAAAAGGGACAACCACCAAGATAGGGTAAAGCTTTTCCCCATCCTGTGACTGTCCCGATAAGATGTTACGTCAGTCCGTTTGAGTTGTCAAGATTTTTTTTCAGAGGGGGAAGAACTGATTCAACTTTTTTCCTAAACAACGCATAACGCCAGACGTTTTTATTCCAATTTTTACTTCGCTTTGGCTTCAGGATCCAAAGTATATCTCTTTTCTCAAGCTGTGTTATAGCAAATTCAAGATCATGATAATCTAAGACCCATACTGTCACTTGGGTTAATTCCTCAGATAGTAATTCCTCTGAACCAAAATAGCATTTCCCTTCCAACTCTTTAGATTTAAGTTCCAATTTTCTCCTCAATTTTGGATTGAGTGGAAGCTGATACCCTCCCGCTACCAGCTTCCGCCCAATGGAACCTCTTACTGCGTCTGAGTATTAGTAGCATCTGGACACGGACATGGAAGTCTTCCCGGACCTGGCATACAAGCCACGATCCAAAAAAATCCACAATTACCATACTCCAAGTGGCACTTACCTCCGCCAGCGGCTAAAGGTTCTCCAATAGTCTCCGAATTAGATGCTGGCTTCAGCCATCCCAGATCAATCCATATTGCCAGTTGCTCGGCAGTAAG